AAAACTTAGTTTTGGTTAAGTTTTTTTTAAAAATTTATTTTACTAATTCTGATATTTTTCTAAATCTGGTGGGCTAAACCCACCTAGCGTTTTGGTTCGGCTTTTACCAAAAGCTGAGTTATAAATTAATACTTATAAAATAGAATACTAAACCAAAAAGTATTGATTGTATAAAATTTTTTTCAATAAGAGGATATTTATCAAAACATTGTAATAATTTATGAACTAAACTTGAATTTATAATATAAAATAACATAGAGAATAACAATGTTTTTAAGGCAACATCTTTAACTATAAAATTAAATGATGGGGTTATTTCACTTTGATAATTTAAAGTAGGATTTGTTTCAAGTTCATTAATTTCATTCATATTTGACATTTTAATTTAATTAATATAGATTATATATTTTAGTTTATTAGTTTATAGTTTTATTATTGTATTAGATAATATATAGATAAAAATATTTATAAAATTGAATAAATAAAATATTTATATAATATTATTTTTTAATTATTTGTTTTTAATTATTTTTTTTAATTATTTCATATTCATTACTTTATCACGTAATTCTACAAGATTAAAAAAATATTTTAAATGTTTATTAGGGTCTATTTTTGTAACTATATTTAAACTACCTCCTTTTTTATCTTCAATATTAAAATCTTTTTTTAATGTAAATTTATTATAAACTACAAAATCAGGACATTCTTCTTTTGGAATATAATCAAAACTTGTATGATTATATTTATCACCTATAAATTTAGCTTTAATATCACTAAATTTAACTTGATAATCTTTATTTTTACCAGTATAACAAGCAATATTAATACTATAACCATAATATAAAGCAGCAATTATTCTATTTATCATATCATCTTTTTCTGTTAATTTTAAACTCATATTTCTTTTTCCAAAATTGTCTAATCTAAATAAATCCATATAGTGTTGTCTTCGTTTATAATTTTTATTAGATGGTAAATTACCACCAAATAAATTTATATTTTCTATATCATTTAATTTTGAGTTCATTCCTTGTTTTTTGTTTGTGTAGAAGTTTCCATTTTGCACTCTTGATTTTTTAGTTTTACTATATTTATAAAAAATTCCTCCACCATATTTATAATTTCTATTAAATAAACTAATACTTTTTTTATTATTTTGAAAATTTCTCTTATTATGTTTTCGTTTATCATTTATTAAAGTTAATTTTTTATTTTTATTATTTTTTTTATTTTTACTATATAATGAGGTATTTATTTTACCACCACCACTATATGATTTTATATTATTAAATTGATTCATATATCCAAAAGACTCAATAATTGGTAGTCTTGTTTCTGTATTATTTTTATTTAATGCCTCCATTAATTCTTGATGTGCTCTTTGAATATTAGTTAAATGTTTGTATTGTAAATCATTTTGTTCAGCATATTCATATGGATTTTGATTACTTATAAAATTATTATATATTTTTAATAAAGTAATATGATCACTTTCAGGATAAATTTGTTTCTTTTTATTATTTTCATATCGTTTTACAATTTCAGGATTCTTTTTTTCTTCTTCATTTAATACTCTAAATATATCACTTAAAGAAGTTGTTGTATGTAATATTGCTCCTAACATAATAGAAGCAGGTAAACATTTAAAAAAAAATCCTCCAACTATCATTTTTGATATTTTAAAGTCAAAAAGACCAATATTTTTACAAATTAAACCTAATGGCGTAATATTGGCTTTTTTATCAATGAAATCCATTTGTTTAAGATTATGAAAGGATACTTTAAGAAATGATTGAAAATTTTCAATAGGTTCTATCATATTTGTAGCAAACTTGACTGCTTTTATAGCATTAAATTCATTTACATCTATACTCATAAGTTTTAATAAGTTATTTGTAAAATCTGTTTTTTGTATTTCAGGAACAGTAAATTCTGTAAAATTTTTATATTCATCTTTAGTATATAATTTGTGACAAGTTCCATCATTAGTTCTACCTGTTCTACCACATCTTTGTTTTATATTAGCTTGTGTTGTATAATTTTTACCTTCTACATAACAATATTTATCAGCATTAAAATTAGTTGTATATGCTAAACCTGTATCAATAACGTGTGTCAATGGATCTTCAAAAGTAATACTACTTTCAACCATAGGTGTCCCTATCATAAGTTTACGCTTATATCCTAATGGTGCTTCTTTTGTTGGAGGTATTTTTTCTAATTTTTTGCTTTTTTTAGCAATATCCATTTCTGATTCTGGTGTTTTGGAAGACATAGTTATTATATAAGGTTTATTATTATCATTATATTTATGTAAATTTTTTTCTATTAATTTTTTTAATTTACCTAATTCGGCATCACTTGATAAAAATGCTAAAATATCACCGTTTTCGTTAGTTTCATTAAATTTCATCATAATACTATGTATTTTATTATTTACAACATCTAATAATTTAGCTGCTTTTTTCACTTCTGGTTTTTCTGAATTTTTTTCATCAATTTTATAAGTGGTTTTAGCACCGTCAACAGTATAAATACTATATTGTTTACCAAAACCTAATCTTTTAAAATAATCTTCAAAAGGTTTTGGGTCCATAGTAGCACTCATAAAAATAATTTTAAATTCAGGTCTTTTATTTAATATATTCATAACAAGAGCTATTAAAGTATCAATATCTAAACTACGTTCATGAACCTCATCCATAACTATACCACCATATTCAGACAATGTTGGGTCAGTTCCTGTTATCATAGATTTAATAGTACCATCAGTAGCAAATAATAATTTTGTTGTATCATCAGCATACTCTTTTGAACCACCGTGTTTATATCCAACAATTTTTAATCCTGTAGGATATGTATTGTCTTGACCTTTTTCTACATTAGGATTTATTATTTCTTTACCTTTTTCATCTAAATGAAATAATGGAACATCATAACATTTTGCGGCAAATGTCCCTGCTGAAGACGTAGTTTGTTGTCGTGGTGTTGTAACAATAACTTTTTTTTCATAACTAAAATAATGAAATAATAAGCGTGGAACAACAGCTGTTTTACCTGTTCCTGTTGGTAAAATAACAAGTAATATTGAATTATTATGTATTTTTTTCATAATTTCGTGTCTATCTTCATATGCTCTTAATCTTGACCATCCTTTTGGGTCTACAGATAAAGCAAATTGTGAATAAATTTTTGAATAAGGTTGTTGCGTTAATGGATTTCGATATTTACCTTCAGGATCATAAAAACCATCAGGTCTTATTTTAACTGTTGACATTTATTATACTATATATTAAAATATACTATATGTTATTATATTATATATATATATATATATAATTTAATTGAAAAAGAAATTTATAAATAAAATAATATATATAAAAAAAAATTTTTTTAAAATTTTTTTAGCGATGACGCTTATTGCGAGAGCCAGAGCAATATTGACACCAAGTCACCCAAGTACCATTACTACGGCGCCCCTTCAGTGTACCCATAGGACAAAATTTACATTTATATCCTGTACGACCTACACACTCAAGCTTAGCCCTATAGTTTATTGCTACAGATTCTTCTGAAGAATCGTCTGAAGAATCGTCTGAAGACTCTGCTAAAGCCTCTTCCAGTGCTGCCGCGTTCCGGCGTGCTACCCTTTGATTTTCTCGTTCACGCAGATAGGCAAGTAGATCCTCCCCAGAGTTAATCTGATTAGTTAATTCCAGATTATCAAGGATTGCTTGTGTATTGAGTGCTTCTATCGCTGTCGCGCGTGCAGTCTCGAGTGATGCCTTGGTCTGGCGTGGTTTCTGGTATGCTACCTTCCCTGCTGACTTGTCTGATACCTGGCGTGGTGGTGGCGGAATCGTGTGTGCTTTGCGTGTTGCTGCTACCCGTTCTGCAGCTGCTTTTTCCTGCTTTGCCGCATTTTCTTGCTTTGCCGCATTTTCTTGGCCCAGGTGCAAGAAATCCAGAGCGTCTTGGGGTATGCGCTGTAAGTCGCAGGCTACCAACCTAGGAGAGGAGGCGTCTCGCGAGTGTGTAAACATTTTTTGCGGTAATGCCTACTATGTAATTATAATAATAAAAAATAAAAATAACAATTTTTTTGATTTTTTTATTTTTTTCTATTTTTTATGTATTATTCAATAACTTTATTGTTGAATAAAAAATAAAAGATTATATTATAATTTTATATAACATAGATTGTGAGTTGTAATACGTTTGATTATGTAGTTTTATTTTATTTTGAATATAAAAATAAAAGATTTTTATAATTATATTTTTTAAATTTTGTTCTCAAATTAACTATAAATTATTGTATTGAATTTAATTATTTAATTAATATAAAATTTAAAAAAATAATAATAGAAATAATAATATTTTAAATAGTTTTAAAATTTAATATTGTTTTTTAACATTAATATTTAATGAATTTTTTTTTCTTATTTGTGTAATATCAACTTCATCATCTTCTTGATTTTGTTCTGTATAATTATTACTATGGTGTTGCCAAAATTCAGGAGCTCCCATTTTAAAAGGTGCGTGATTATCTGCTTTATACCAATATACCATATCTTCTAATTTATTACTTTTACAGGTATTATCTATAACTAAACATTCATAATTTTCAGTACATTGATTCATCACTTGACAAAAAATTTCAAATGTAGGAAACATACCAGCATAATGTTCATATAAACGCTTACGATTAGATACATAATTTTCTCGAAGAATAAATACATAATCTACATTACCTCTTAACGCGGGTGGAATACCTAATGAGAACTGCATGGTTATTAAAAATAAGAGTTTAAAATGCCTACCATTCATAAAAATTTGTTTAATAGTAGTATCTTTTATCCAACTTGGATCATACATCAAATCATCTAAAATTAAATAAGCATATGGATCAATATTACTTTTACCATACATTGCTTCTTGTTGTTTCATTTTACTAACTACAATTTTTTGTCTTTTAACTAAATTACCTACAATTTCAGGACTAAATTCTTCATGAATAAAAAGACTTGGCATTAAATCACCATAAAATCTATTTGAACCTTCTGTTGCTGATATAACAGTTCCAATTGGAACATCACGTTTATAATATAATAAATCTTTTACTAAAAAACTTTTACCTGTGTTACGTTTTCCTATCATTACAACAATACTACCATTTCCAATTTTACTCATATCAAATTTTTTTAAATTTAAATTTGCCATTTTTTATTATTTATTATTTAATATTTTTAATTTATATTATATTATACTACTATTTTAAATAGATTGTTTATATAGTTTATTAAACGTAAAAATAAAAATAATTAAAATAAATAATTAAAAAATTATATTCAATTTATCAAATCATCTATTTTTGGTAATGTTAAATTTAAAGATACAATAGGTTCATTATTTTTAGAGTTAGTTCCTTGAGAAGATTGGGAAGGAATTGAATAATTTGGTTTCTTATATGTAGATGAATATTTAGATTTACCAGTATTTTTATAATAATTAGCTTCTTTATTTTCTTCACTTAATAATGGATTATCATTATATAAACCTTGTATTTTAGTATAATATTTACCATCTATATTTTCATTAAATACATTATTCATTTTTTTTTCACAAGATAAACAAATACCTTTTTTTTTACGTGTATTATTAAATTTAACTAATGGAAAATCACAAATATTACATTTAAATATAATTTCTTTTTCTTTTTTTTTAAAGATATCCAAAAAATATTTAGATAAATAACAATTACCACATATTAATTCTAAATTAAAACTTGATAAATCATTTTGAATATTATTTTTACGATGAAGAATAAGTTGTATAGGATTATTAATCCATAAATTTTTAACTTTACATTTATCAACAGAACAGCAATAATCAGTTATTATTTTATGTTTTAATAATAAACAAATAACTTGTATATCATTTGTAAAAGGTGATTTTTTAATAAGAATTTTTTTAAAATCTAAATAGTTAGTATAAAAATCTATATTCTCTTGATTGAACTCAAAATTTTGTTCTTTTTTTGTTAATTTAACCTCTTTTATTATAGTTTTGACAGGTTTATCTTCTATTTTATCTTTATTTTCCCTTTGTTTTTGACTTTCATTTTTGCCTTTATTTTCTCCTTTATTTTCCCCTTCATTTTCCCCTTCATTTTGCTTTTCTGTTTTAGTTTCAGTTTTTTTTAATTGTATTTTTTTGCCTTTTGTTTTAGTGTTTTCAGTATGTTTAGATTTATCATCTGTTACAGTTTCTTCATTATTAAATAATGAATCAAAATTATTTATCATTGGTTTTGAATTATTTATAATTGAAGTATGTTTTTTATTTGAATGTATTGTGTTAGTTGCACTATTGTCTTCATCCATATCAATAATAAAATTAGTTTTAGATTCAATTAAATCATTTTCTATGTCATCATCACTATAATTAGTATCACTCATACTATAATCATAACTAATATTATCATTATCACTATTAGAATTATATTCATATTCAAAATCAGACATTTTTAAAAATATAAAAATGAATATTATATTAAATTGTATTATTTTAATTAATTTTTATGTTTATATTTTTAAAAATCAATTTTAAATTAATATAAAATTTTAAATATAAAAATTTATAAATATATTTAAATTAAGTATTAAATATTAAGTAATATTTAAGTAATTATAAATAACTATAAATTATAAATAGTTATAATAATGAATATTTTTGAAAATTTATTTAATAAAAAACAAAAAGATAATGGAGAAAAAGATAAAGAAACAAATAACTTAAAAATTATAAATGAATTAAGAGAAAATATTGATTTGATTGAAAAACGTAATTTATTTATTGAAAAACAAAAAAATAATCTAATAATTGAAGCAAAAGCAAAATTAAATAATAATGATAAAAAAGGTGCTTTATTAATTTTAAATAAAAAAAAGAAAATTGAAGAAGAAATAAATAAAAATCAAGGTTCGCAATTACTTTTAGAAAATCAATTATCTAA